AAAAATAAATGAAGGATCCCCAGAATACAATTCATATATATGGAAAACCACTAAATGCAAATGGATATTGACTGGTAACATAGATGATACTATAATTAATGGAGTAGTTATAAAAGGAATAAAAACCACTAATTATAATCTTGTATTGAGAGCCTCCCAATTAGTTGAAGGTTTAGAATATTTTATAAAAGATTATACTCAGTTTGCCCTCTTAACTTAAGATTATTATATTTAAGGAAAATTAAAGGTTATGGAATTTTTGATCGAGACCCAAGATCAATTAGACAAATTTATGCATAAAGATTTCAAAGAAGTCTTTATTGTATCTATCCCCCAAAACTATAATTATCACCCTGCGTTAACTAAAATAAATTCGTTTTATATAAAAGATTTGACTCTAAATCAGTCTTATATAATTCCTTTAAAACATACAGAGGCATTAAACCCAAACATAGATATAGAACAAATATTATCTTTATTTAACACAATATATACTTTTGATAAAAAACAACAATTATATTTTTCTTCTGGCTTTGATAAAGCCATTGATATTAAATTTGATTTTGATTTAGATTATAGAGAATTTTTTTGCCCCACATTAAATCATTTCTATAAAACATACCCCGCTTTAAAAAACCTAAATGCTTTAATTCCTATAGTAAAATTATATGAACTTTGGAATAATATTACTAAACAATTTAAAAACACAAATCCTACCAGCTATACCAAATTTGCATCAGATAAAATAACTAACGTATTATATAATATAGAGAAAAACCCAATAATGCTCGATAAAACCGAATTTGATCATTATTTCAATACCTATAACCAATCATATAATATATTCGATAATACCGTATATTCTCAATATAATTTATATAATACTACAACCCGTCCATCTAATCATTTTAATAGTATTAATTTTTTGGCCCTCAACAAAACTAATGGGGAAAGAAAATCATTTATACCTAAAAATGATATTTTTGTAGAGATAGATTTTTCAGCTTATCATCCAACATTAGTAGGAAAACTAATTAATGAGAATTTTATAGGATATGATAAGATAATGACTGAATTAAATATAGAAAAACAACAGGCTAAACAAAAAGTATTTAGATTTTTATATGGGGGGGTAAAAGAAGGTTTAGAAAAGATTGATTGGTTTGAAAAAGTTTTTTATTTTATTGAAAATATGTGGGAAAAGTTTTTGAAAGAAGGATATTTAGAAAACCCAATATCTAAAAAAATGTTTTACAAAGATCAATTAGGTGATATAAATAAACAAAAATTATTTAACTATTATCTTCAATCTCTTGAAACTTCAACATCAATAAACAAAATTGAAAAAGTTCAAAATTTATTAATAAATAAAAATACTAAAATTATACTATATGTTTATGATTCAATTTTATTAGATATGGATAAAGAAGAAAGATTTTTATTGAAAAATATAAAAGATATTCTAGAGGAGGATGGCTTTAAAATAGGGTTATCATATGGTACTAATTATAATGAACTAAAAAAACTAAACTAAAAATTGAATCAAATTTATACACAAAGATCTAATATTTATAATCAATATGATTTTGATACCGTATTAGATTCTATGAATAATCGCTTATGCTGTACTTTTTCTTCTTTTGAAGAAATCGAACCTACATTATACCAAATCCAATCTCAATATAATATTTTATATAAAAAAATATTTATATTCAAAGTTTTGTCAACTGGGGAATATGCCTTAACTTATAATATAGAACAAGGTAATGTTAACCATTTATTAGGAAATACCATTTTAGTACATCGTAAAAAGGATTCCAATACTCTTTATACAATTAACGCCCTAAATACTTTAATTAAATCTCCTAATAATGGGGTGGTTGATCCTAAATTTATAATTGAATGGAATCATTATAAAAATTGTATTCTTTTAACACAAGAAAATGAGCTAAAACAGCTTAATACTAAAGTTTTTAAAATTTTAGAAATCTAATTTGGCTTTCTATATATTTGTTATTATATTTAAGTTATTAATTAAAAACTAGTTATTTTATGGATTTAAATGCTATCAGTTCAAGGCTGCAAGCCTTAAACAAATCATCTTCTGGAACTAAAGAGAAGAAAGATTACACTAAAATTTATTGGAAACCTAAAGAAGAAGGAAAATATCAAATTAGATTCCTTCCTTCTAGAGCAGAACTTCCTACTAATCCATTTCATGAAGTATGGATTCATTACGGAATTGGTAAATACCCAATAGTAGCTCTAACCAATTGGGGTGAACAAGATCCTATTATTGAGTTTGCTAAACAACTTCGTAAACAAGGAGGAGCTGAAAATTATCAATTGGCTAAACAATTAGACCCCAAAATGAGAATTTTTGCCCCTGTAATTGTAAGAGGAGAAGAAGATAGGGGAGTTCGTCTATTTGAATTTAGTAAAACCACATACATGGAGCTATTAGGTATAGCTGATGATGAGGATTATGGAGATTTTACCGATGTAAATGAAGAATTTGATTTTACTCTTACCGCTACTAAAGCAGGAAATCGCCCCGGGTTTGATTTGACTCTACGCCCTAAACCTAAATCTTCTCCATTATCTACAAACGGTGACCAAATTAATGAATGGTTAACTAATCAGCCTCTAGTCTTAGAAGAGAGATATAAATATCCTTATGAAGATCTTAAAAATGTCTTAAAAGAATTTATAACCTCAGGAACAGAAGAAGCCTCTCCTGCTAAGGAAAATGATTTTGAAGATGAAATCATTGATACTGATTCTCCATTAGTAATGCCCACACCAAACTATTCATTATCTGATAAACCAAAAAAGGTTTCTAAATTAGATGAATTTGATGAAATGTTTGATGATATGCCTTGGGAGAAACAATCTTAATATAATATGGCTAAAAGTAAAAAATCACTTAATGAGGCAGTCTCTAGAGAATTAAAATCTAATTTTTCATTAGATAAATTTAAGGAAAAAAAACTCCTTAAAAATTCTGTAAAATTCAAACCTCAACAATGGTTACCTCTATCAGATGCTTTTCAAGAAATAACATCCGTACCAGGCATACCATTAGGACATATTACTTTGCTTAGAGGCCATTCTGATACCGGAAAAACTACAGCCTTGATAGAGGCTGCAGTTTCCGCTCAGAAAGCTGGAATTTTACCTATATTCATCATTACAGAAATGAAATGGAATTGGGAACATTGTATGCAAATGGGCTTGCAAGTTGAAGAAGTATATGATGAAAATACAGGAGAACTAATAGATTATACTGGGTTTTTTCTATATAATGATAGAGAAAATCTTCATACAATTGAAGATGTAGCTGCTTTTATTTTAGATCTTTTAGATGAACAGAAAAAAGGAAATCTACCTCATGATTTGTTGTTTTTATGGGACTCAATAGGTTCAGTACCTTGTGAAATGTCTATAAAGTCTAATAAAAATAATAATGAATGGAATGCAGGTGCAATGTCAACTCAATTTGGGAACAATGTAAATCAGCGTATAACTTTATCTCGTAAAGAATCATTCCCTTATACTAATACTTTAGTTTGTATAAATAAGGTATGGACCCAAAAAGCAGAATCACCTATGGGACAACCTAAACTAATGAATAAAGGAGGATGGGCAATGTGGTTTGATGCTACTTTTATAATAACTTTTGGTAATATAACTAATCCTGGTACTTCAAAACTTAAAGCTATCAAAGATGGTAAACAAGTAGAATTTGCCAAACGCACTAATATTCAAATAGAAAAAAACCACGTTAATGGAATGCAATCTAGAGGAAAAATAGTTATGACTCCTCATGGGTTTATTTTAGAAGATAAAAATTCAATTGATTTATACAAATCTCAACATTCAGCTGAATGGTCTAGAATACTAGGAGGTACAGATTTTGATATAATTGAGGAAAAAGCTGAAGAAAGTACTAATAGTATAGAAATGTATACTGAAGAAAATGAATGAGAATTTATTAAGAATTTTTAATGAACTAGAAAATCCTTCCCCCCCAATAAATCTAAACAAGCATAGCAGAGTTATGCTTATTGATGGGA